GTATAAAAAAACTCTACGAGCGCGCGCAGGCGTGGTGTAGTAGGGGGTGTGGTGTAGGGAGCGAGGCAAGATATGGCAGGACAGGTAAAGAAAGTGGCAGCAAAGCCAAAGACTACGCCGAAAAAAGCGACACCTGCAAAGACTAAGACCGAGAAAACCAAAGAACAGAAAATAAACGCGGAAAAGCGCAGACTACGCAGTATTTTTAAGGAGCTGGAAGAGAACAAGCGAAAGCTGGTTACACCGCTTATAGAAAAGGCGGCATTTATGAGCGTAGAGCTGGACGCTTTGCAGGAGATCATAGAGCAGGACGGCTGGACGAGCGAGTACAAAAACGGCGAGAACCAGTACGGCACAAAACGTAGCCCAGAGGCTGACACATACATAGCGCTAAGTAAAAACTACGCCGCAGTTATTAAGCAGCTGGTAGACATTGTACCAGAGGCAAAGCGCAAGCAGACAAGGTTAGCTGCTTTACGTGACGAGTAAGAAACAAGCCGCGCCGTATGCCAGCTACATACATGAGTACTACGCAAAGATCATAAGCGGCGAGATAGTAGTAGGCGCATGGATACTGGCAGTATACAAGATCATAGTAGCGGGGCTGGCAGCAGGCGAGTATTTTTACGACGGAAAGCGCGCAAATAAGGCAATACGCTTTATAGAGGGCTTTTGCCACCACAGCAAAGGGCGCAACGACCTTATAAAGTTAGAGCTATGGCAAAAAGCTATAGTAAGCTGCATTTTTGGTATAGTTGACGCACAAAAAATACGTGTTTTTCGTGAAATTTTTATAGTTATCGGCAGAAAAAACGGCAAGAGTTTATTTGCCAGCGCCGTAATTGCATACATGGCTTACTTAGAGCCAGAGTACGGGCAAGAGATATATTGCTTAGCACCGAAATTAGACCAAGCAGCGCTTGTATATGACGGCTTTTACCAAATGGTACAGGCAGAGCCAGACTTAGCAGAGCTGGCAAAGAAGAGGCGCAGCGACATTTACATACAGGAAAGCAACACAGTAATTAAGCCTATAGCTTTTAACGCTAAGAAGAGCGACGGCTTTAACCCACAGCTGGTAGTTTGTGACGAAATGGCAGCATGGGCAGGAGACGGCGGGCTTAAGCAGTACGAGGTTATGAAGTCTGCGCTGGGAGCACGTACCCAGCCTATGATTTTAAGCATAAGCACGGCAGGATACATAAACGACAGTATTTACGACGAGCTTATGAAACGCAGCACCAGCTTTTTAAAGGGCAACTCTAAAGAGCGCAGGCTATTGCCATTTTTGTACATCATAGACGACGTAGAGAAATGGAACGACTTAACAGAGCTGCGCAAAGCTAACCCTAACATGGGCGTAAGCGTGCAAGAGAGCTTTTTTGTAGACGAGATCGCGATAGCAGAGACGAGCTTAAGCAAAAAAGCAGAGTTTCTTACAAAGTACTGCAACATTAAGCAAAACAGTAGCGTAGCGTGGTTAGAGTACAGCGTAGTAGAGGCAGCAGGCGCAGAGATCACGTTAGACGAGTTTACAGACTGCTACGCAGTAGGCGGCGTAGACCTAAGCCAGACAACAGACTTAACGGCGGCAAGCATTGTGGTAGAGAAAAACGGCAAGCTATACGCCTTTACAAAATTCTTTATGCCGCGCAACCGCTTAGAGACACTGACAGCCACGGACGGCGTGCCGTATAACATTTTCGTTAAGCAAGGCATATTAACGCTAAGCGGCGAGAACTACGTAGACTACCACGACGTATTTAACTGGTACGTGGAACTACTGGAAGAGTACGGCATACGCGTACTGCAAATAGGCTACGACAGGTACAGCGCCCAGTATCTGGTAGACGACCTAAACAACTACGGTTTTCATACAGACGACGTATGGCAGGGCGAGAACTTAACGCCAGTTATACGAGAGTTTGAGGGCATTATAAAAGACGGCGACTTTAAGATAGCAAGCAACAACCTGCTAAAGAGCCACTTCTTAAACGTGGCGCTTAAGCAAAATCTGGAAACACGGAAATTTAGACCTATAAAAATTGAGCAGCGGGCACATATAGACGGCTTTGTATCAGTTATAGACGCTATGACCGTGAGACAGAAATACTACAACGAGTACGGCGAGCTGCTTAAAAACGCAGCCTAACGAAAGGATAGTAACAAATGGGGCTTTTTGATTACATTTTTCACGCCAGAGAGCGCAAGATCATAGGGCAATATTTTAAGCTGCTGGACGGCTACAGCCCAGTATTTACGACTTACGACGGCGGCGTATACGAAATGGACTTAACCCGCACGGCTATTAACAGTTTTGCTACGCATTGCAGCAAACTTAAGCCAGAGATAAGCGGCAGCGCCCTTAAGACATTAGAGCGCACGCTACAGTTTAAGCCTAACAGCTTTATGGATACCACAAAGTTTATAGCAAGACTGGCAACTATCTTAGAGTGCGAGCACACAGCCTTTATAGTGCCGATAGAGGACGCATACGGCGACCTTTGCGGCTGGTATCCGATACGCCCAGCTATGTGCGAGGTTATAGAGTACGAGGGCGTAGTATACCTGCGTTACACCTTTGCGAACGGCGAGCGGGCAGCTATTGAGTTTGAGCGCGTGGGAGTGCTGACAAGCCACCAGTACCGCAATGACCTTTTTGGAGAGGACAACAGCACCATGCAGCCCACTATGCAGCTTATACATACGGGCAATGAGGGCATTATAAACGCCGTTAAAAACAGCGCAAACATACGCTTTATGGCAAAAGTGGCTAATATGCTTAAGCCAGAGGACATAAAGAAAGAGCGCGAGCGCTTTACAGAGGACAACTTAAGCGCGGACAACAAAAGCGGCATGATAATTTACGACAGCAAGTTTAGCGAGCTTAAGCAGGTAGACAGCAAGCCGTACACGCCAAACGCATTGCAAATGCAGCAGATACAAGAGAACGTTTGCACGCACTTTGGCACAAACATGGATATTTTGCAAAACAAGTTTAACGAGGAAACATGGAACGCGTACTACGAGGGCAAAATAGAGCCGTTTGCTTTGCAGTTATCGCTTGTTATGTCAAACATGACATACAGCCCGCGAGAGATCGCACACGGCAACATGATTACATTTAGCGCAAACCGCCTGCAATATGCCAGCAATGCAACTAAATTGCAGGTAAGCACGCAGCTATTCGACAGAGGACTACTTAACCGTAACGGCGTTATGGATATATGGAACATGGCGCACGTAGAAAACGGCGACCAGTACTACATACGCAAGGAATACACAGAGGTAGAAAAGCTGGGAGAGCAGCCAAAGGTAATTACTTTACCGCCTGCGGCAGCAGCACCAGTGCAGCAGCCAGAGCCTACAGAGCCAAAGGACGACACCGAGGGCGGCGAGGCAACAGGCGCAGAGGAAACGGCAGGAAAGGACGGTACAGAGTAATGCCAGTAGTAAAAGAGAGAGAATACAGAGCGCTGGCAGCACCGCTTAGCGTAGCGGACGCAGCCAAACGCATACAGACAGACAAGTACGTAGAGGGCTACGCTACAACCTTTAACCAGCCATACGTATTGTGGGAGTTTGAGGACGGTACAAAGTATTACGAGCAGATAGACCGCCACGCCTTAGACGGGGCAGACATGAGCGACGTAATTATGCAGTATGACCATGAGGGCAGAGTATTTGCACGGCAAAGCAATAAGACACTGCTTTTAAACCCAGACGACCACGGCTTACTTATTGCAGCAGACTTAGACAAAACAGAGCTTGCACGCGGACTGTATGAGGACATAGCCGCAGGCATGATAAATAAAATGAGCTGGGCTTTTGTCGTATCAGAGGACAGCTACGACAGGGAAACACACACCCGCACAATACTTAAGATTAAAAAAGTATATGACGTATCCGCAGTAAGCATACCAGCTAACGGCGATACTGAAATAGCAGCGCGTAACTATGCCCGTAGGAGTTACGAGGCAGAACAGCAGGAGAGGCTGGCAAGACGCGTGGCAGCACTAAAGATTAGAGCAGGCATTTAAACCAGATCAAATAAAAAGAGAGGTAAAAAGACCATGAACAGACGTAAAGAAATTGAGCAGCGACTTGCTGCAATCAAGGCAGAACTTGAAACACGCGGCGCAGAAATGAACGCCGACGAGATCAAAGCGTTAGAGGAAGAGGTAACCGCTTTGCAGGAAGAGCGCGCAGCTATCGACGCAGCAGCAGAGCAGCGCAACAACCTGCTTACAAGACTTGCAGAGGGCAAGGCAGACAACAACGGCAACGCACCTACTGTATTGCGCAGCTTTGGCGCTATGGACGGCAGCCAGAACGCAGAGCAGAGAGCGGCAGCAGAGGATAAGTACAGCACTATGCAGTACCGTAAGGCATTTATGGACTACGTAACCCGTGGTGTAGAAATGCCCGTAGAGTACAGAACGGACGCAGTAACCAAAACTACAGACGTAGGCGCAGTTATCCCTACTGTAGTGCTTAACCAGATCATCGAAAAACTTGAAACAGCTGGTAATATCCTTGCACTTGTTACCAGAACTGCTTACAAGGGCGGCGTATCTATTCCTAAGAGCACAGCAAAGCCTACCGCAAGCTGGGTAGCAGAGGGAGCAGGCAGCACCAAGCAGAAAAAGACCGCAGGCAGCGTTACTTTTGCTTACCATAAGCTGCGCTGCGCTGTAGCAGTTTCCTTAGAGGTTGATACTATGAGTATCGCAGCCTTTGAGAGCCTGCTTATCGCTAATATCGTTGAGGCTATGACTAAGGCACTTGACGCAGCAATTATTAACGGTACTGGCAGCGGGCAGCCTACTGGTATCCTTGTAGCCGCTAACGTTTCCGCAGCTGCAACAGCAGGGCAGGTAGTAGAAACAAGCGCGCTTAAGTACGCAGACCTTACTACAGCCGAGGGAGATTTACCAGAGGCATACGAGGGCGGCGCAGTATGGTGCATGAGCAAAAAGACCTTTATGGGCTTTATCGGCATGGTAGACGATAACAAGCAGCCTATTGCACGTATCAACTACGGACTTAACGGAAAGCCAGAGCGCGTGCTTTTGGGCAGACCTGTTGTATGTACAGAGCATATGCCGAGTTTTGCAGCTATCAGCGTAGCAGCTGGCAGCACCGACAGCCCTTACTTTGCTTTCCTCTTCAACTTCAAAGACTACGTACTTAACACTAACTACCAGTTAGGCGTTAAGAAGTACGAGGACAACGACACAGACGACCAGATCACAAAGGGCGTTATGCTTGTTGACGGCAAGGCGGTAGACATTAACAGCCTTGTAGTGCTTAAGAAGATCGCAAGCGCGTAAGTTTTGAGAGGCAACGGCGGGCAGCTTTAGGGCTACCCGCCTTAACCAGAAAGAGAGGGCAAGATATGACAGGGCACTTAGACAAAGAGCAGCTTAACAGCATGACTAAAGAGCAGCTGGTAGAGCTTGCAGCAGAAATGCAGCTAAGCACCGAGGGGCGCAAGGCAGACCTTGTAAAGCGTATTGCAGCCGCAGAGGTAGAAGTACAGGACGAGGCAGAGCTTACGGAAGAGGACAAGGCGGCTATTGCAGAGGCAGAGGCAGAGGACGCAGCGAAAGCAGCGGACGAGGCGGCAGCAGATCACGAGGAACTTAGCGAGGCGGCAGCAGAGGCAGCGGAAGAGGTAGAGGCAAAGCAGACAGCTAAGCCCGCTTTAGAGGCTAGCGGCAATGTACTGGTAACTTGTTGCTGGGATTATTACGACAACGCGCTTAACAGCGTAGTGCACGTAGGCGACCAGCTTAAGGTATCAGAGGAACGCGCAGAACTGCTTAAGAGCTTAAAGCTGGCAAAGTAACAGAAAGGGGCGCAGCATGGCGACTGTATTAACCGAAAAAATGCGCGCGGCGCTGCGCATTGCAAATACTGGCGAGGCTATCACAGGCGAAATTAACGACGTAATAGAGGCGTGCAAGGCTGACCTTGCAGCCACAGGCGTAGAAACGATAGACGAAACGGACGCGCTTATAGTTAGGGCTATTACGTTATTTTGCAGGGCAGAGTTTAACTTTAATGGCAAAGGCGAGCAATACCGCCAGAGCTACGACCTGCAAAAAATGAGCCTATGCTTAGATATGGACTACAACGGCGGGCGAGTATCCGAAACGGACACCCAAGACGCTGGGGCAGGCACATAATATGGCTATCTGGGCAGACGAGATAACGCTTATAGCGCAGACCGAGCCAGCAGAGAGACTGGACGCTAACGGCTTTCCTAACGAGCTGGTAGAGACAGAAACAACCGTATACTGCAATAAAAAGCCCGTAGGCTATCAAGAGTTTTTTAAGAGCCAGCAGGCGGGTATACAAGTAGACTTTAAGGTAGACGTACACACCGTAGACTACAGCGGGCAGCAGCTTGCAGAGTTTATGGGCAAGCGTTACCAGATACTTAAGACCTACGAGCTAAACGACGACACCATAGAGCTTACACTTAGCGACCTGCGGCAGCAGCCGCATAACACCGCAGAAAGCGAGGGGTAAAAGTGGCAGAGTTTAACGTAGAGGGCATGGACGAACTAAGCAGCGCTTTTATGAGGCATGAAGAGGGCGCAGAGGCAGCGGTACAGGAAATGCTTACAGCAACCGCAGAAATTTACGTACAAGAGCACAAAGCGGCAGCAGGCGGCTACGGCATACGTAAAACAGGCGGTTTTATGAATAGCATAAAAGCCAGTACCATACGCAGAGACGGCACAGCGCTTGTATGTGACATATGCCCAGAGGGAAAAGCAGACCACCCAGCAGAGTACGGCGGCGGCAGCAACAAAAGAAAGGGCAAAAGCAGACGAGGTAACGTAAGATATGCCACTATCGGCTTTATCTTTGAATACGGCACAAGCTCTATACCAGCGCGCCCGTGGTTTACGCAAGGCAATGCAAAAGCGGAGCAGAAAGGCTACGAAAAGGCGCAGGAAATATGGAGCAGGTACGTAGACAAGACGTTAGGGTAGGAAAGGGGCAGCAGATCGCATGGCAACACTTTTAGAAACGCTTACAAGCGTAGTACCAGCCGAAAGGAACATATACACGGCAAAGAGTAAGCCACGCCAGTACTGCACCTTTATGCGCGTGTTAGAGCAGGCGGCTTTATCCGCAGACGACGAGGAAAAGAGCACGCAACGCATATGGCGCGTAACGCTTTTTAGTAAAGGCGACTACGAGGCAACGCTTACGGCACTAAAGACAGCATTAAAGGCAGCAGGGTATTACGTAAACTCTATCGACGCAGAGCAGCTGGACGAGGAAACGGGCTACACGTTTATACCCTTAACCATTGAGGAACTGATAGAAAGCGAGGTATAAAACAATGACTTTAGGACTTAAAGACCTTTACTACGCAGTTATCACTATGACAAACGGCGTAGAAACCTACGGAACGCCTAAGAAAATGGCAGAGGCTATGAAAGCTAACCTTGCTGTTAAGACAGCAGAGGCTAAACTTTTTGCAGACGACGCGCTTAGCGAAAGCGTTAAGGAGTTTGTAAGCGGCGACCTTACGTTAGGCATTAAGGAGCTTGCACCAGAGGTAGTAGCAGAGCTTTTGGGGCAGATCGTAGACGAAAACGGCGTAGTATGGGCAGGCGACGACGAAGCACCATACGTAGCAGTAGGCTTTAGAGCCAAAAAGACTGGCGGCAAGTACAAGTATGTATGGTTACAGCGCGTACAGTTTGCTGCACCAGACGAGAGCTACGAGACTAAGGGCGAAAGTATCAACTTCCAGACACCAGAAATTAAGGGCACTATTTACAAGACTGTAGGTACTGGTAAGTGGAAAGCGGACTACGTAGCAGAGCCTACAGACACTGTAGCGGCTGGCTGGTTTTCTGCCGTTAAGACTTACAGCCCTGCAAGCTCTACAAGCGGCACAAGCGGCAGCGGTACAAGTGGCAGCGGTACAAGCAACCCTTAAACCGCTGACGAGATCACGAGCACGTAAGACAACGGGCGCAGCCAGAGGCGCTGCGCCCTTATTTGAAAGAAAAGAGGATAAGATACAATGAGCGCAATTAAAGACGGCAGATACCCTATTGAGCTAAACGGGAAAACATATCATTTACTTTTTGACTTGAACGCCTTAGACGCGGTACAAGATCGCTTTGGCGGGTATGACAAACTGGACGAGATTTTTAATACAGACAACCCTAACATGGTTAAAGACCTTAAGTGGCTGTTTACTTTGCTTATTAACGAGGGCATGAGCGAGGGAGAGACAGAGGTAACAGAGCAGCAGGTAGGTAAGCTAATCCATGTAGGAAACCTTACGGACGTGCAAAACGCTATTTATGCGTCGTTTGCTTACGGCGCAGGCGGTGGAGAAAAGACCGAGGACGACGAGACAGACGAGGACGGCGACGAGGACGACGAGGGAAACTTAGCGAGCGCGCCGCAGAATTAGACACGGCGCGCCTGCTTTATATAGCAGTAACCATGCTGCGCTTTACAGAGGCAGAGGCATGGCACAAAACGCCGTACCAGATCATAAAATTATTTAAGTACCACAAAGAGTATAACCCTTTGCAGTTTGGGAGTACCCAGCGCACAGGCGTAGCAGCTGGCGCAGAACAGCTGGACGACATAGACATAGCGTTAGGGGGATTGTAATAAATGGCAGATACCACAAAACAGGTAAAAACTAAATTATCGTTTGACGGCGAGGCAGCGTACAAGGCGGCTGTTAAGGATATTAACAGCAACCTTAAAGTGCTTAACTCTGAAATGAAGTTAGTAACAGCAGAGTACAAAGCAAACGGCGCGAGCATGGATACGCTTAAGGCTAAGCAGGATACCTTACAAAAGACTTTTGACGCGCAAAAGAAAAAGGTAGAAGAGACAGAGAAAGCCTTAGAGAAATGCCGCAAGGAAACTGGCGAGGACAGCGAGGAAACAAAAAAGCTGGAAACGCAGTTAAACTATGCCAAGACTGCACTTACCCAGACTGGCGCAGAGCTGGATAAGACCGCAAAGGAAATGGACGAGCTGGGCGACGAGACGAAAGAAAGCGGAAAGCAGGCAGAGGACGCAGGCGGCAAGTTTGAGGGCTTAGGCAGCAAACTTAAGACCGTGGGCGCAGCTATCGGCACAGCCCTTGCAGCTATCGGCACGGCAGCTGTAGCAGCTGGTAAGGCTATATGGGATATGGCAAACGACACAGCGGCAGCAGGCGACGAGATAGACAAGGAAAGCCAAAAATTACAGATAAGCAGCAGCCTTTACCAAGAGCTTAGCTACGCCTGCGAACGCAGCGGTAGCAGCATAGACGACCTTAAGAAAGGCGTAAAGAACATTACGGACGAGCTGGGCAAGGCACAGCAGGGCGTAGAGGGCGCAGGCAATAAGTTTGCAGCGCTGGGCGTATCTCTTAAGAATACAGACGGCAGCTTAAAGAGCACAGAGCAAGTGCTTATGGAAAGCATAGACGCGCTGGCAGCTATGGACGACGAGACAGCGCGCAACGCTGCGGCTAATGAAATCTTTGGAAAGAGCGCAGCAGAGCTTTTGCCACTGCTTAACAGCGGTAGCGAGGGCATTAAAGAGCTTATGGAAGAGGCAGACGCATACGGCATGGTAATGAGCGAGGACGCAGTAGCAGCAAGCGCAGCGTTTGAGGATAGCTTAACCCGTTTGCAGGGCACTTTTAACGGCTTAAAAAATAGGCTTATGGGCGACTTTTTGCCGAGTATATCCAGCGTAATGGACGGCTTAAGCGACCTTATGGCAGGAAATGATACCGCAGGCGAAAAGATTAAAGAGGGCATTACTGGCATAGTAAACAATATATCGCAGGCAGTACCTACGATTTTAAACGCTATTACCAGCGTGGGCACAGCACTTTTAGAGGCATTGCCTACATTGCTTGCAGCTTTAGTGGACGGTATCACACAGGCGCTGCCTACGCTTATTGAGGTAGTACTAAACACGGCTACCCAGCTTATAGGCGTGCTACTTGACGCTTTGCCACAGATTTTACAGGCAGGCGTAGAGATCATAGTAACGCTGGCGCAGGGTATCGCACAGGCGCTGCCTACATTACTGCCACAAATTGTAGAGGTAGTTATAGGCATTGTGAATATGCTTATACAAAATATTCCTATGATTATTGAGGCAGGCATACAGCTGCTTTGCGGTATCGTAGAGGCTATACCGCAGGTAATTGTAGCCATTGTAAATGCGCTGCCAGAGATCATAACGAACATTATAGACGCGCTTATAAAGGCAATACCGCTTATTATCGACGGCGCTATAACAATGCTTATGGCTATTGTAGAGGCAATACCTACAATTATCGACGCACTTATAAACGCGCTGCCGCAGATCATAGAGGCAATAGTAAACGGGCTTATAACTGGTATGCCTTTGATTATTGAGGGCAGCATAAAGCTGTTTATGGCTATCTTAGAGGCATTGCCAGATATTATAGTAGCGCTTGCAAATGCGCTGCCAGAGATCATTACAACCATTGCCACGGCACTTGCAGACGGCATACCAAAGCTGCTTACGGGAGCTAAAGACCTGTTTGGGCAGATCATAGAGGCTATACCAGACGTTATAGCAGGGCTGGCAGAGGCAGTGCCTAACATTATCACAGGCATTGTAAATGGACTTGTAGGCGGTGTAAGCGCAGTATTTGAGGCTGCAAAGACGTTAGGCGGCGGCATACTGGACGGTATTAAAGGCTTTTTTGGTATCCACAGCCCAAGTACCGTTATGGAAGAGCAGGGCGACTACATAGTACAGGGAATGATAAACGGCATTACAGAGCTGCCGCAGAAACTTAACGAGACTTTAGCAAATGCCATTACGACAGTAACCGAGTGGGGCACAAATATGCTTAACAAGGCTAAAGAAGTAATGACAACCATGTTAAATGGCATTGTTACCATTACACAGGAAACGCCGCAGAAAATCTGGAACGCGATAGTAGACGCGGTAGTACGTGTAGCTACATGGGGCTTAAATATGCAGAACAAAGCCCGCGACGTTATGAACAATATGGTAACTAATATTGTGAATATCGTAAAAGAAGTACCGCAGAAAATCTGGAACGCCGTAGTAGGAGCGGTTACAAAGGTAGCTACGTGGGGCACAAACATGATTAACAAAGCCAAAGAGGTTATGAACTCTATGGTAACTGGCATTGTGAACATTGTAAAAGAAGTGCCTACAAAGATATGGAACGCGGTAGCGGACGCAGTAACCAAAATTGCTACATGGGGCACAAACATGATTAACAAAGCCAAAGAGGTTATGAACCCTATGGTAACTGGCATTGTGAACATTGTAAAAGAAGTGCCTACAAAGATTTATAACGCGGTATCTGGGGCTGTATCCAAAATCGCAGAGTGGGGCAATGAGGTAAAGAACAAAGCCGTAGAGGGCATGAACAATGCAGTAAACGGTATTAAAAATGCCTTTAGCAACATAGGCGAGGACTTTAAGAACATAGGCAGCAACATTGTAAATGGTATCTGGAACGGCATAAGCGCTGGCTGGGACTGGCTTAAAGACAAGGTTAAAAACCTTGCAAAGAGCCTTTTGGACGCAGCTAAGGACGCGCTGGGAATTGAAAGCCCGTCAAAGAAATTTAGAGACGAGGTAGGAAAGTTTGCAGCGCAGGGTATCGGCGTAGGCTTTGAGCAGGAAATGGGCAGCGTAGCTAAGGTAATGCAGGACAGCATACCTACAGAGTTTGACGTAGAGCCACGCGTAAAGGTAGGCGGCGTAGAGGCAGCAGGCGCAGGC